TAGCACCAGATAAAAAACAAGAAGAGAAAAAACCAGAGACAAAAAAAAATGACTAGATGTAATTGCGATTGTGAATCAAAGTGTTGCACAGAGGAAAATTGCAACAAGGAAGAATGCCAATGCAAGAACAAGGTAGTAAACTATTGGCAGGATGAAGAGTTAAAGCCAGACAAAAAAAAAATTCATTGAATGAAAACAAAAATTAATAGGGAGAGAGACATAGACAAATACTGCAAGTGTAATTGTGAACCACGATGTTGCACACTTGAGTCAATAGACATTGACGTAGAGGATTGCTCCAGTGTTCTGTCCAATTGCACAGGAGAAAATTGTCGGCAACATGAGAGGGTGGTAGAGTTCGACCCAGAGTTCAGTCTGACGATACACTAGATGGCGACATACAAGACATACAAAGAGTTCGTGGAATTGTACGACAAGAAATCGGCAGAGGAATACATCCAGATGAAGACTTGCTCCACAGAGGGATGCAAGGAGACCAACTGCTCCTTCATCGATTTCAGCAACAAGCTCGACATCAAGTTCTACTGCACAGAGCATTGGAGAGACAGGGACAAGCTGAGAGACATGGAGAACGTACAATCACTAGCCAGACACACTTAAAGGCTTTGTGTGATGAGATATGAGGGTTTAAAGACCACTGTTTTATCGACAACTCGACAGCAGAATTATTTCAAGGATTGCTCTCAACAACTTAGGATATTAGATGGATATGTGATTGGACATTGCGATGTGCATTAATATGTCAGCATAACATTCGATAAAAATAATTATCAAATGTTATATGTCTAGGTTTTTGGCACTATATGTTGATTTATTCCCTGCTAATTTAAGTGCTGAGGGGCGTAATGGCAGAATACAGCCATTGTCTACTTGTTATAACAAACAATTATAGGAACAATCAGCAGAGAACTATCATCAACATTGAAATGAACGTAATTGTGGGTAAGGTAACATCCATACGCAGGTAATGGATATATTCGACCCCCCACCCCCCATTTTGTCCGAACACTTTAACATCCATATAGTGCCCACTGACATACCATAGTAGCAATAAAAACAAGGGGTATTGACAAGGGCACCCGCAGGGGTGTATAAAATTTTTATAACAAATTGAGAGGCTAAGATGATGAATCCGCCTTACAGTAAACGACCCCCCTGTTGACAACAACAGGCACGGGGGTGTATAAAAATTATGTCACGGCTGGCATAAGACGGCCTTGACTTTGATGACTGGCGATGTGATGCCAGTCTTTTAGAAAAAATTAAACGATAAGGGGCATTGAAAGATGCCCCTTTTCTTTACGGGAGGCGGAAATGTTGAAGACTATATTTTACGCCACACTTGTAATTATAATTTTAATCATGATATTTTAAATAAGTTTCCCCGCTCACAATGAGGGGGAGTAACCTTGCTAATCATAGGAGGTATTTATGAACTTAATTAGCAGCCTGACCCCAAGCCTATTCAGGCAGATGGTGGTCGGATTCGATGATTTTTTTGACAGCATCGACTACAACTACAGGGAGACCTATCCACCCTACAACATTCGCAGGAAGGCGGATGACAGGTACACACTGGAAATCGCCGTAGCGGGATTTCGCAGGAGGGACTTGGACGTGTCGCTCGACAACAACACGCTTGTCGTGGAGGGAAAAAGGGACGCCTCGGAGAATGAGTACATTCACAAGGGCGTGTCCACACGCAGATTTAAGAGAACGTGGTCTCTGGCACGATACATGGAGGTCGACAAGGCGGGATTTGAGGACGGCATCCTCAAGCTCGAATTGAAGAGGAACCTTCCCGAAGAGTTGAAGCCGAAGAAGATAAAAATAAATTAAATGCACATACCGGAGAGCACCGAGGCGAAAATCGCCAAGTTGCAGCAACTGGTATTTCAAGTTAAGGAGATTGAGAAATGCTCGGAGGCGAGGGACTCGCTTCTGAGCTACGCTCAATTGCAGATGGAGGACTACAAGACCCCGCCGCACATCAGGCTCCTAGCGGAGAAGCTGGAGGCGGTTGAGAGGGGCGACATACGGAGACTCGCCATATTCATGCCACCGAGGCACGGAAAGTCCATTCTGACTTCAGAATTCTTTCCCGCTTGGTACATGGGCAGGAACCCCGACAAGTTCATCATTTGTTCCACATACGCACAGGACTTGGCGGACGACTTCGGACGCAAGGTGAGGAACCAACTGCAGGACAAGTACTACTTGGACTTGTTTCCCAACGCCAAGCTCTCCACCGACTCGGCGAGCGTGAGGCGTTTCCACACGAGCATGGGGGGCGTTTACTACGCCGTTGGTGCTGGCTCGGCCATTACAGGTCGTGGAGCACACCTGCTGCTCATTGACGACCCCGTGAAGGGGCGTGAGGAGGCGGACTCGCAGGCGATGCGGAAGAACCTTCTCGACTGGTACAGGGCGACAGCGTACACACGACTGATGCCCAACGGCTCGGTCATTCTCATACAAACGAGATGGCACGAGGACGACTTGGCGGGATGGATACTGAAGGAGACGGGACACGAAGGCTGGGACATCGTTGAGTTCCCCGCCATTCTGAATGATACCGCAGCCGACATGCTCGGACTGAGGAAGGGCGACCCCCTGTGGAAGGAGTCCTACCCCATAGAGAGACTGAAAGAAATCAAGAAGACCATCGGCACACGGGAGTGGACGTCACTCTACAACCAGACGCCGTCCATTGAGGAGGGCAACGTCATCAAGAGATGGTGGTGGAAGACGTGGAAGAAGGAAGACCTGCCGAACATAGAATACAAGATACAATCGTGGGACACGGCCTACACGGTGTCCGAGACATCGGATTACTCGGCGTGCACCACATGGGGCGTCTTTAACGGCGAGGGGGGATACAATCTCATCCTGCTTAACTCGTATCGAGAGAGGCTGACGTTCCCCGAATTGAAGAACACGGCGGTTCATCTCTACAACGAACATCAGCCAGACTTGGTTCTGGTGGAGGCGAAGGCGAGCGGACTGTCCCTTGTACAGGAATTAATGCGAACGGGACTGCCCATCACGCCATTCAATCCACGAAGGATGGATAAGCTGGCACGGGTGCACTCGGTCGCACCCCTTTTTGAAAGCGGCAGAATCTGGGCACCCGACACCGATGAAACGGAGGCGGTGGTCTCGCAGTGTGCGGGATTCCCCAACACCAAGAACGATGATTTGGTTGACTCGACTACGCAGGCTCTGATAAGACTGAGGAAGGGATGGATGGTCAGTCATCCGCAGGACGCACCATTCGATGAAAACACAGGCCCGAAAGGAAGTTACTGGTAGATGGAATCACTTATGAATCGAATTAAGCATCACGAGGGATTTAGGGACACCGTTTACAGGGATACGCTCGGCAAGAGAACTGTTGGATACGGACACCTCTGCGTGGAAGACCACTGGAAGGACGGCAGGAAATACACCGTTCCCCAACTTGACAGAATCTTTGAACAGGATTTCCACAAGGCGGAGAATTCTGCGTCAAAACTGTGTAAGGAATGTGTCATAGACAAGGCGGCGAAGGAAATCATCATAGAGATGTGCTTTCAGCTTGGCCCCGGCAACGTAGCCAAGTTCAAGAGGATGTGGGCGGCTTTAAGGGAGAGTCCCCCCAATTACAAGGAGGCAAGCGTCCAGATGCTCGATTCGAGGTGGGCGAAACAAACCAAGAACAGGGCGGAAGGGCTCGCAAAAACAATGAGGAACATAGGAGTATAAGATGGGTTGGATAAGTAAAGTAGCTAAACTTGGTGTACTAGGTTTAGGAGTTAAAGAATTAAATGATTACAGAAAAGAAGTATCGGCAGAAGGAAAAGACCCTCTAAGCCCCGGTGTTTTTTTTGGTCATTTTGGTAACAAAGCAAAAGATGCTATTAGTGGAATTCTTGATAGACATAAAAGTGGTGTGGAGGAAACGAAAAAAAACGAAGGTGGCATGGCATACGCCCGCAAGAAGAACATGGGCTTAAAAATGAAAAAAGGAGGCTCTGTAAAATCCAAGAAATCCAAGAGAAAATCTCGTGGAACGGGAGCGGCTAAAAGAGGAACGAAGTTTAAGGGAACATTCTAGATGGCAAGAACACCACTAGAGCCTGTTAACCCCCTTGTTGAGGAAGAAGTAACCATCATCGCTGAGGGTGAACCGATAGAGGAGCCGGCAGCAGTCTCAGAAAACATGGCAGAGGATTTGGATGATGAAACTCTCGAAGACATCGCCAATGAACTATTGGAGGCTTTTGACGCCGATGTTCACAGCAGAAAAGACTATGAGGAAACCATCAAAAAAGGAATGGACTTACTTGGTCTCAAGATAGAGGACACGACTAAACCATTCCCCGGAGCTTGTTCGGCTCATCATCCCATGATGATTGAGGGAGCGGTGCAGTTTCAATCACAGGCGATTAAGGAACTGTTTCCATCGGGTGGCCCCGTTAAGACGCAGGTCATTGGCGAACGCACGGATGACACAATCAAGCAGGCGAACAGGGTCAAGGAATTCCTGAATTACCAACTGACGGAGACAATGGAGGAATACTTCGATGACTTCGACCAGATGCTGTTCTATCTTCCCATTGTTGGAAGTTGCTTTAAAAAGATTTACTACGATGAGGTATTGAAGAGACCAGTATCAAAATTCATTCCCATCACCGATTTTGTTATATCTTACAACACCTCAGATTTAAGAACATCGGGACGATACACGCACGTCATACGCATGACGCAGAACGAACTGCGTAAGAAACAGGTAAGCGGATTTTACATGGATGTCGATACGGACATGAATCCCGAAGAGGATGACTCCAATGACATCACACAAAAGATACAAGAGATAGAGGGTTTGACTCCCTCAAAGAATTATCAGAAGGATGGTCGATTGACCCTCCTAGAAATGCACGTTGATTTGGAAATTCCGGGGTACGAAAAGGATTTCGCCTGCCCTTATGTTGTCACAATTTGTAAGGAGACAAAGCAGGTTCTCTCCATTCGTGAGAACTTCAAGGAAGACGACCCCGAATTCAAACGCATACAGCATTTCGTACACTACAGGTTTTTGCCGGGATTTAGCTTTTACGGATTAGGCTACGTCCATTTATTAGGCAATCTACAAAAATCAGTAACAACCATTCTTCGCTCCTTGGTTGATGCAGGACAGTTCGCTAATCTGCCCGGCGGGTTCAAAGCCCGTGGAATGAGGGTGGAAGGCGAACAGCCTGTCGGCTTTGGTGAGTTCAGGGATGTAGAGGGATACGGAGAGGACATAAGAAAGTCTATCGTGCCCCTGCCATTCAAGGAACCATCACAGACATTGTTCGCCCTGTTGGGCTCAATGACACAGGAAGGAAGAAGACTGGCTGCAATCACGGACTTGCAGACGGGAGACATGAACTCACAGGCACCTGTGGGAACAACCATTGCTCTATTGGAGCAGGGTATTAAAGTAATGTCCTCCATTCACAAGCGATTGCATAAGGCACAGCGAGAAGAGTTTAAAGTTATATCAAGGGTGAACAAGGATTTCCTCCCGGACTATTATCCTTACAGGGTCGAAGGCGACAACAAGTATGTCTTCAAGAAAGACTTCGATGACAGAGTAGATATTCTGCCAGTCTCCGACCCTAACATTTTCTCAACCGCCCAACGGGTTCTGTTAGCTCAGACCCAGTTGCAAGCGGCGGCGGCGGCACCTCAAATACACGACATGAAAGAGGCCTACAAAAGATTATATGAAGCTCTAGATGTCAAGAACATTGATGAAATGTTGCTACCAGAAGCGGGGGCGAAACGAAAAGACCCCGCAACAGAAAATTACGCAATGATGTACGGCAGACCGGTCAAGGCTTATTCAGCCCAAGACCACGATGCTCACATCGCTGTGCACCAATCCATGATGCAAGACCCGACAATGATGCCCCAGTCACCACAGGTGGCACAAATGATTGCGGGTTCCATCGCATCACACATACAAGAACACACCGCTCACAAGTACAGAATTATGATTTCGGCTCAAAGCGGAACGGAGTTGCCTCCTGCACCAGAGTACGACAGGGCCAATCCGGGCAAGGATGAAAACTACGAGGAAATTCCAATAGAAATGGAAAATCAAATCGCCCAGATGCAGGCACAAGCGGGAATGCAAATGTCACAAGCCAACCAGCAGGCACAACAGCAACAGCAACAGCAACAGCAAATGCAAGACCCAC